CAAGGTGTAAAGTTCTGATGCTGTCATTTGTTCCTTTTTTAGGAAACAAAAGTAAGATTATGCATTTATGCTGTCAAGACGGTATCGTGGAGACGCTTACGTTTCATCGGCATGATTAGTTGTTAACCAAAGATATATTCTTCGTCTCTCAGCTGAGGGACCATAGTTAAACATTTGCAGGTATACCCTTTATTTGTATCTTTGCATCAAATAAAAATACAGAGATTATGAAAGCAGCTATTTATTCCAGAGTTTCCACTGAAGATCAGGACTTTAGCAAGCAAACTAACGAACTAAAGGACTATGCAAAGAAAGAAAATATTGAGATAGCTTACATCTTTGAAGAAAAAGAAAGCGGTTTTAATAATGACAGACCAGAATTTGAAAAAGTAAGACAACTTACAAAAGATGATGTAGATATTATCCTAGTCTGGGAATTATCCAGATTAAGCAGAAGGTCTATCTATATACAAACACAAGTAGAAGAATTTGCTGAAAAAGGAATATCTATCTTTTCTAAGAAGGAAGGATTACAGACTTTAAATGAAGATGGCTCAAAAAATAGGAATGCAATGTTTACTATTGGGGTTATTTCAATGATGGCTGAACAGGAAGTAGCCACATTTAAAGAACGGGTAATATCATCTAAAAGAAATAAGATTCTGAAGCAAGGTAACAGCTATACATATAAACCAGCATACGGTTATAATTATGATACTGAAACAAAATCTCTTTCTATTAATGAAGAAGAAGCTAATGTAGTAAGAAGAATATTCCAGCTTTCAGCAGAGGGTTATTCTGCTTATAGAATCCCTGTAGTTTTAAATGCTGATGGTTTAAAAACCAGAACTGGTAAAAATTGGACTTATGCTACTATAAGTGATATGTTAACAAATTCTGTATATAAAGGAGAAGCCAAATACAGATTAAAAAGTGAACAACCTAAAAAAGATAAGAAATATAAAAAGATTTTAGAATCTGCAACAGTTGAAACTCCTGCTATTGTATCTGCTGAACTGTTTGATTTATCCATAAAAGGAATGAAGGATAGAACCAACAGAAGTAATAGTACTGGAGTTAAACATTTCCAACTTTTAAGGGGACTTATTAAGTGCCAATATTGTAAGGTATCTTATACCTATAGTAGTATTAAAGATTCTTATTGTTGTCACGAAAGATATTCAAAAGCAACCAACAGAACAGAAGTTTGTTTAAGTAAATCTATTAGGGGAAAGAATATAGAGTATATAGTATGGGAAATAGTGAAAAGACTATTTGCTAAGGAGCTTGCAGCAAATAAGACAGAATTACAGGTTGAACCTTTAAAGAATGAAATAGAAGCCTTAAAACAGCAAATAAATGGACTTAAAAAGGTGCAGCAAGAATTAACAGCAAAAGCTAATACTATTGTAAATGCAGCCATTGAAATAAAAATTCAATTTCCTAATATGGTTGATCTCTATAATAATAAGCTGAAAGAAGTTGAATCAATTAACAAGGAAGCAGGTAAATATTTACAGGAACAGGATTTAATACTTAAACAGATTGAATCAAAGAAGAACCAGATAAAAGCTATACAATCAATAACTGATACAAATGTAGTAGTTAATAGTATCACAGATGATACTGAAAAATATGATCTTCTTCACAAAGTAGTTGAATCAATTATAATTTATGGAACAGGTACTAATCCTTTAATTGTGATCCATCTAACTACAGGTATAGATGTTTATGTGGCTTATTATCCTTTAAAGAAGTATTATTGTGAAGTTTATTCTACAGATAATATATATTTTGATGAATATACTAAAGAAGGAACAGTAAAAGCTATGGATAATACTCCTACCCTTAATAAGGGTTATTATTATGAACCAGCACAAACAAAATTGAATTTAGATCAGTTTATTGAATATATTAATAGTATAGATAAAAGAGAATATTTACCTTAATAGTAAAGACAATAAAGCCAGCTAGAATCAACTAACTGGCTTTATTGTTTAAAGTTATAATATAATTATTTATTTGTAACCACTACCGCTACATTCATTTCATTATCATTTTTATAATCATAACTTAATACAACTTTTATATTAGGAGTTTCCCATTCTATATATTGAAATATAGTAGGTTTTCCTCCTTTCTGATAACTTGAAAGTCCTGAATCTACAGTTGGTAAAACATTTAATACTCTATCAATAGTGTTTTTGATCGATTTAGAATTCTCTATACTAATATATTGCCAGACGTATTTTATATTTTGTGTTCCATCTAATATAGTTGGTTTAACTCCTATTTCTTTAGTAAGTTCGTTTTCTAATTTTGAATTAGTATCTGAACAACTGAATGAGCTTATTAAAGCTAAAAATAAGATTAATTTGACTGTTGTTTTCATAATAGTAATATTTAATTAACAATACACCAAATATATAAAAGGTTCAGCAGATAACCTACTAAATCTTAGTGCTTATTTTATTACAATGCAATTTTAAAAGATTTATCTCCTGCTTTAACTATATATATACTCTGAGGAGCAACACTAATTCTAACAATGTCATCTGTAATTTTGATTTTATGCAATAACGATCCTGAAACACTATAAATATCAACTGTATCGCCCAATTTTCCACCTTTAACGACAATATAACCATTTTCTGTGTACACATTAGTTTTATTTGGTTCTATATCAGATATCGAGGTTGTAACTTGTTCTGTTATATATGTAAAATAACTCCAATAAGGAGCTTTCCGATAAGCAGAATAAGACCCTTTAGGTACATATAATTTACAGGTCTTATAGAGATTAAAGAATGTAGAACCATCAATTTCTGGTGGAGTCGTCCCTTCACAATAAATCTGTTTAATTTGAGAACAATTCATAAAAGCATTAATCCCAATTGATGTAACACTATTTGGAATGGTTATAGAAGTTAAGCCTGTGCAATTATTAAAAGTGTAATCACCAATAGATCTCACAGTATTTGGAATGGTTATAGAAGTTAAGCCTGTGCATTCAGAAAATACACTCTTTCCAATTGTAGTTACACTATTAGGAATAGTTACAGAAGTTAATCTTGCGCAACCATAAAAAGCTATATCCCCAATTGTTGTTACACTTTCAGGAATTGTAATAGATTCTAACCTTGAACAAAAACTAAAAGCAAACTCCCCAATAGATCTCACAGTATTTGGAATGGTTATAGAAGTTAAGCCTGTCCAACCATAAAAAGTGTAATCACCAATTGATGTAACACTATTTGGAATGGTTATAGAAGTTAAGCCTGTGCAATCATAAAATACACCCTGTCCAATTGTAGTTACACTATTAGGAATAGTCATAGAAGTTAATCCACTGCAACCACTAAATGCACTATCGCCAATAGATTTTACACTATTTGGAATAGTTATTGACGTTAATCCACTGCAATTAAAAAAAGCACTACTCCCAATTGTTGTAACACTATTAGGAATTATTACAGAAGTTAAATTGCAATCAGAAAAAGCGTAATTGCCAATGGTATTGAAAGAAGAATAAAGAAATACGTTTTTAGTTAAGTATGGCTTTCCACCAGGTAATATTTGAGCATTGGAAAGGTCTAATACAGATAGTTTTCCAATTGTGGAGTTACCTTTATCATCTTTACCAGCCATTTCACGAATATAGAGAATATCTGTTCCATTTAAATAGCCAGTCAAAGTTAGATTTGTAATTTGATACTTTCTTGAAGAAGCTATCAATTGTGGTAGAGTTCCTGCTGTAGCAACATTAATTCTTACTGGTGGAGCTTCTTGTGCATTGACATTGATTGATATTAATGCAATAATAAATAACAAAAAGTGTTTTGTAGATTTCATAAATTGTGACTCTTGATAAATAATGCTTCAAACATAAAAAATGTTCATCAGATAACCTACTGAACCTTTGCATTTAACATATTAATTCTAAACTTTATATCAAATTCCATCTTTTCTCTTATATACTTGTGCTTTAGTAGTTGGTATATTTATCATCTGCTTATAGGTATTACCGTTATCTGCTGCTGTTGTTTTAGCACATCATAAAGATGTTACTTCACATTCAATAGTATTAATATCACTGATATTATAGATATATAAATCATCATCTCCAAAGAAATTAAAGTACAATCCCAAAGCACAATTATTATCTATTTTGGCTTTAGTCATATTCATAAACTTATCTAGTTCCATTAAATGAGTAGAATAATCTTTGTACTTAATATCTCTTACTTTAATCTCTGCAACAACCTTATTTCCTTTATGAGTAAAATATCCATCTACTCAATCATATTTATCTTCTGTAGGTTGTCAATCTGTTATATTTGCTTGTTTTAAAAAGGATTCTATTAATGTTCTTCCTTTATTTTCTAATTCTTGAAATTGATCCATTTTTAGCTGAATTGCTCCAGCCTATAAGTATCATTATACCTTTACATTATCATTTACATTACCATTGCCATATATTATAGGCTAGAAATGTTATTACTCTTTATTCTTTTCTTCTAATCTCCCAATAAGTACATTTATCTGATCTCTATAATACTGGGTTGTTTTATCTACTGCTATATCTACTGCTTTTCTTACTATTATTAATACCAAAGAATATACTATTCAATTTAGTATTGCCACTATAGCTAATGCTACTAAAATTTCTCCTACTGTGTTCATTGTTGTTTAAATTGTTATTTCAAATGTGTTATTATTTTTGCTTTTAAAGGGTGTTCCTGTTAGTAACCAGTATGACCAACTTTGTAAATCTGTTATACTCTTAAATCCAGTCTTTTTTGCATTTAAATATATTACCTGCTCCTTAGTTAAACTTAAACCTAAAGATCTGAAGCTTTCTATCTGCAACTCTATAGAATCAAATATCTTTTGTACTTCTGTTGGTATCTTCTTAGGTTCATCTACAATCAGTGCTTCAACATTTAATAATCAACCATTATCTGTAGTTTGTAATAATCCTAAAAGAATAAGTTCTTCATTGTACTTTTTAATAGTTGTTTTACCCATTTTAAGTAGCTTTTCCAGTTCATTTATTGACTTTGATATTGTATATGAATGAGGTTCTGCAACACTGAACAACTTAATAATATAGCCTTTTAATTTGATTGATATTTCTAAATCTATCAACGTTTTACTTATTCTTCTATACATAGTTGGAACTGGTTCCTTAAAAGTATAGATATTTCTGGTTACTCTATTACCATTTTTGAAGGATATACCATCTTCTGTTTTTACATCTATTTCAGAACAATCTCTAAGCTTATCTGTGAAGGATTTGCTTTTGTTATTTCCTTTGTAAGCTGTTGCTTTTTCACCAACAAAATCAGCTAGCTGATCTAAAGTAGTATCTGTTTTTAATTCTCTATCTGTAGTAAGAGATAATACAAACAATCTGTAAACGTCTGAACAATTAAAATGATTAATTAAAGAATTGTTCATAATGGTATAGCTTTTAAAAGGAACTTTCTTCTGGTTCATAATGGTATGGCTCACGCTCTTTTATTGTTATTATTTTTGAATCTGGTGTAATTTGATCTTCTGTAATCTCTTTAATGTAGTTGTTTTTTCTCAACCATTTGATATTAGTTGTACTTAGGCGGTTTACCTTTCTAATGGTACTTAATTTGTCATAAATTTGATTTGCGTAAATTCACATAATTGATAAAATTGAATTAATAACTGTATGATCTATCGAAAAAACCCTTTAGGGTTTTGGAGATACTAAATGGAATGTAGTATGGAATGTAGAGTACTAGGAAATATTCTTACTTTGGAAACAGGAAATATTTTGGTAAGTATAAAAATAGAACCAGAGTAATCTCTGGCTCTATTTCGGCACTAACACAGATAAAAAATGTATAATTTACAACTTTGTTTTAGGTAGTAGCAGCTCCGACAACAGGTTGATAATCATTTACTTTAGTATTACAAAGATACAACATAATTATATGAAAAATTAGTAAATTTCGATAAATCTAACTATTCAATATACAGGGGTGTTTAAGGCTGATAATTTGACCTTACAGATGGCTTCATTTGAGATTAGGAGAATGAGAAGGCTCTAGGCTCTGTAATTCTGGCTATGCTCCTTCTGGTGACATTCTTTACACAAAGATTCTAGATTATCTGGATCAAATGCTAGAGCTTTTTTATCTAAGAGAGTTTTACCAGTCATAAATGAAATTATATGATGACAATCTTCGGCTGGTACTACTTTTCCTGCTTTCTCACATCTTTCACATAAAGGATGCTTCATTAGGTGTGCTAATCTAAGTTTCCTTCATCTGGAGGTAGCATATATCTTTTTTCTTTCTTCATCATTTATAGACCTATTCTTCTGTTTCTCTGGCTTTTTCAGGAATGGCATTTATTAAATTATTTACGGTTAGTTTATATTTCTTATCTAATTCAAATACTTCTTCTTCAATTAAATCAACAGGATTATTATCTAAAGAATCAAACAAATAAGATTTGTATTTTTTTTCAGTTACATATCCAAACATATTACTATTAAAACAATTGGTAAACTGTTCTATAAAATCAACACCTGCTTTATACTTATAGGAAATAGTTAATACAGTATCATTAAATATTTCAGCCGTTTCATCATTATAAACTAAGGATTCTCAAAGCTCCTTATAATGTTTATTTACTAAATTCATTACTTCTTCAGATTTAACTGAAATATTAATAGCTGTTTTATTTGTTCTATTCTCCCGATAATCAGAACAACTTCCATTTAATATAGAAATGTATTCATTATCATTTAATTGTCATATCATTTTTGTTTGATCTTCACCATATTCATAAATATAGTTTAGTAATTCTTTGTAAGTTGGTTTATTCTTCATAATTATTATTTAAGTCATTAATTTCTAAATTGTTAATACAGTAATCTAACATATATCTAACAATTTTAGCTTTATCTATTTTTTGTGATATTGATAGTTCATCAATTATAAAAGCCTGATTAGGGGTTAATCTAACTGTAATTCTTTGGTCTTTAGTTGTACTTTTCATATTACTGTGGTTTAGTTTTATCAACTATAAAGTTAATGATATTTTTTTACATAAAATTCATAAGTTAATTAGTTTTTAAATTTGGCTGCCAAATTCAGGCATCTAATTATAGAGGGATGAATATTAAAAATACAAACTATATGATAAATTACAAAGTACCCACAGACATTAATAAAGAAGCTAAAACATATATAAATGATGTTCTAAGCAAACTAGAAGATTCTGGAGTATTAGAAAACGTGGATAATGCTGCATTAGATATGCTAGCTAGAAATTATTCAATGTTTATTAATGCTTCTAAGCAAGTAGAAAAAGATGGAATGATGATTGAGAACAACAAAGGTAACTTAGTTGCTCACCCTATGATTAAAGTTGCAAAGGATTCTCAAACTATGGCTATGAAAGTAATGGCTGAATTTGGACTAACAGCAAAAGCCAGGACAAAGCTCCCAAAGATGGATAAACTAGAAACTGAAGCCAGTCCTTTAGAAGCATTTGTAAAACAAGCTAAAGAAATAAGATAATGAGTAATAAACCTTATTATTCTTATGTAGATAAGGTTTTAAATGATAAAATAATAACAGGGACTTCCATAAAATTAGCCTGTGAACGGTTTAAAGCTGATCTACTAAGAGAAGATTTAATCTTTAGAGAAGATATAGTAGATAGAGCAATAGCCTTTATAGGGAGCTTAAAACACTTTACAGGTAAACATTCTGGCAAACCATTTATACTAGAAGAATGACAGGCTTTTATTATTGCTAATATTGTAGGCTTTTATTGAAAAGAAACCAGAACCAGAAGATTTACTAGCTCTTACATTGAAGTAAGCAGAAAGCAAGGAAAAACGGCTTTAGCTGCTGCTTTATGTTTATACTATCTTATTGCAGATGGAGAAGATGGAGCTGAAGTTCTTTTAGCAGCAAACAGTAAAGAACAGGCAAAAATTGCCTTTGATATGTGTAGTAAATTCTCCAAAGGTTTAGATCCAGATAATAAATACTTAACTGCTTACAGAGCAGATATAACATTCAATCTCACACATTCTAAACTAAAAGTATTAGCTGCTGATGATTCAAAACTAGATGGTTTTAATGCTTCCTTTGGCTTGTTAGATGAATATCACGCTGCAAGCAACAGTAAAGTAAGGGATGTAATTAAATCTTCACAGGGAATGAGAGAGAACCCCCACCTTTGTACTATTACTACTGCTGGATTTGATAAGAGTAAACCCTGCTATGAACTTAGAACAGTTGCTATAGAGGTTTTAAATAACCTAAAAGAAGATGATTCTATGTTTATAGCTATATATTCCTTAGATGAAGATGATGATTGACAAGATGAAAAGAACTGGGGTAAATGTGCTCCAAATCTGGGAGTAACAGTTACTAAAAAGTATATCAGGGAACAGGTTCAACAAGCAAAAAATAATCCATCTGAAGAAGTTGGAGTAAGAACCAAAACTTTAAACCAGTGGTGTGATTCTGCTACTGTTTGGATTCCAGAAGAATATATAGTAAAGTGTAGTAATGAAGTTGATTTATCTGATTTTAAAGGTGAAAACTGCTATATAGGTGTAGATTTAGGTGCTACCAGTGATTTAACTGCTGTTTCTTATATGATAGTGAAAGATGATAAGTACTATTTTAAAACACAATACTATTTACCTGAATCCGCTTTAGAAGAAAAACAGGATAAAGAAACCTATAAACTTTGGAATAGATTAGGATTACTTACAGTTACATCTGGTAATGTTACTGATTATGACTATATAACTGCTGATATACTAAAAAACAGAGAGATAGTAAATATTATGACTATTGGTTATGATAAATTTAATGCTACTCAATGAGCTATTAAATGTACTGAAGAAGGCTTACCATTAGAAGAATACTCACAATCTCTAGGGAACTTCAACAGACCAACTAAAGAGCTGGAAAGAATTATTCTATCTGAAAAAGCTGTAATTGATAATAGTGATATTACCAGAAACTGCTTTAGGAATATAGTTCTTAAATCTGATTATTGTGGGAATGTAAAACCAGTAAAACAGATGGACAAAAAGAAAATTGATGGAGTAATAGCTATGATACAGGCTTTAGGTATATATCTTACCAAACCACATTATTCAAACGAAATATTTACAATATAAACCTTAACTATGGGAATTTTAGACAGATTTTTTAAATCAAAACCAAAAACACAACCAGAACCTGAAGAAAGAGCTTATACTCCTTTTGGATTAAATTCTTTGATATATAATTCAACTTCAGGATATAGCAATAACAAAGCAATGCTTTTAAGTGCTGTTTATAGATGTGTTGATGTTATTAGTGATTCTGTTGCTCAATTACCTTTAGAACCTTTTAAAATAGATTCTGAAGGATATAAAAAGAAATATACAGAACACCCTACTTACTATTTACTAAATAGAGAACCTAATGAAAGAATGAGCAGATTTACCTTTATGAAAACACTGATTACTAGTGTGCTTTTAAATGGTAATGGTTATGCTCTAATTGAAAGAGATGGAAAAGGAGATGCAATAGCTTTAAAACTTATACCTAGTGATTTAGTTACAATAACCGAATTAAGTGGTAAGATTATGTATAATGTTGTAGGTTATAAACAACTGATTGAAGCTGTGAATATGATTCACATTTTAAACTTTAGTTATGACGGTATTACTGGAATATCTACTCTTACTCACGCTAAAACTACTTTAGGACTGGCTACAGATTCAGAAGCTCACGCTGCTGGATTTTTTAGAGGTGGTGCAAATTTAGCAGGTATTATTAAAGTTGATGGCTCATTAACTCCAAAACAAAAACTGGATATTAAAGAGAGTTGACAAACTACTTTTTCACCTGTTACTGGTACTCCTAACGGTGTTGCAGTTTTAGAAGGAAATATGGAATTTCAACCTATTACTGTTAATCCTAGTGATGCACAACTATTAGAAACCAGAGAATTTAATGTTATTGATATTTGCCGTTTCTTTGGAGTTTCTCCAGTTAAAGCATTTGACTTATCAAAATCCAGTTACAGCACAGTAGAAGCAACTCAATTAGCCTTCTTAACAGATACCCTTTCTCCTTTATTGGAAAAGATAGAACTGGAGTTTCAGCGTAAATTATACAAACCTTCTGAAAAGAAAAGTATTGATGTTCGTTTTGATACATCTGTTTTACTTAGAGCAGATAAAGCCAGTTTAGCAGAGTATTATAATAAGCTATTCCAGATTGGTAGTATTACCCCAAATGAGATTAGAAAAGCTTTGGATTTAGAACCTATTAATAACGGGGACAATGCTTTTATTCAGGTTAATATGAGTACACTAGATAAGATAGTTAGTAACCCTTTAAATGAAGCTCAAAATGGCAATACAGAAAATATTTAAAGGTTCTGATATTCAGTTAAATCTCAACATAAAAGATAAGACAAATGCTGTATTAAGAGTATCAGATTTAGATGAATACACAATTAAACTATTTACTAAATCAGGTAATACTTTTTGTTCTGGAAGTTGGATAAAATCAACAGGGATATTAACTAATATAAGTGTAACAGATACAGCAGATATTTTATTTATAGGTGCAACAGATTTAGCAACTTTAGAAGAAGGATTAATTTACTATCAATATCATATTAAATCAATTAACAGTAATTATGAAGATGGATATTTTGATGAAGTAGTAGAAGGTGAAACTAAGTTTTATTTAAAAAACAATCAAATATAACAATGAGCTATACAAGTTTAGATATTACAACCAATAATCAATCTTTAGAAACTAATTTAATTAATGCAACTACTAATGTTAATCCAATTGAATTAGATCTTATTGCCGCTAATAACACAACAGAATTAAATACTATACCTGCTGATGTTATTCAAAAGGGAGAATGAGGAAATATTAGTGGTGATATTAATGAACAGCCAGATCTGGCAGGCTATATTAATAAAGTTGTAGATGAAAAGATGAGTGGAATTAAAATATTAACAGTAAGTTAAAAATGAAAGAAATTAGAAATTACGGAGAAATTAAACCTACATCTGAAAGATGAGTTGAAGGATACGCTTTAGTATTCAATTCTGAATCTAATGATTTAGGTGGATTTACAGAGGTAATTGATCCCATTGCTTTAGATGGTGTATTAGAAAGATCAGATATTTTTTGCCTATTGAATCACAGTAAAGATAGAGGTGTATTAGCCAGATCAAAAAACGGTTCTGGATCACTTACTTTAGAAGTTGATAATGTAGGTTTAAAATATAGATTTGATGCACCTAAAACAGCTTTAGGGGATGAATTACTGGAAGCATTGGAAAGACGGGATATTACCAGTTCTTCTTTTGCTTTTCAAATTAAGAATGATAAATGGGAAAAAAGAAGCGGTGGTAAGTATCTTAGAACTATTACTGCTTTTGATCAATTATTTGATGTTTCTCCAGTTTATCAACCAGCTTATGAAGGCACTACAGTAGATAAAAGAGGTTTAGAAGCTATTCTAAAGTTAGAAGATGAAGAATTAATAGAGTATTACCAAAATCTTAGAGAAGGATTAAAATAATGAATACAGTAGAACTTTTGGATAAAAAGGAACAACTAAGAAAGCAAGCAGAAGAATTAATTAACACTGCTGAAAAGGAAGTAAGAAAGTTAAATACTGGTGAAGAATCAGAACTTACTTCATTAAAGAAAGAGATTGCAGATATAGAATTACAGATCAAACAGATAGAAGAAGAAAACAAAAGAAATTTCAAACCACAAACAAAAACTAAAACTATGGAAAAATTTTCATTACTAAAGGCTATTAATGATGTAGCTAACAACAGACAATTAGACGAAAGAGCACAGGAAGTTATTAACGCTGGTGTTTCTGAATTTAGAAAAGCAGGTCAAAACTATAGCGGTCAAATTGTATTGCCAATTGAAGAAAGAGCTACTGTTCAGGCTACAGTTGCAACAGCTGGACAGGAAAATGTTGCAGAAGATAAATTAGGTATTTTAGAACCTTTGCGTAATAGTTTAGTTTTAGTTCAGGCTGGAGCTAATTATATGACTGGATTAGTTGGAAATCTTTCTATTCCTGTATATAGTGGATCTAATGTTACTTGGGCTGGTGAAGTAGCTGGTGCTACAGATGGAGCTGGTACATTCACAGAAGTAACCCTAGAACCTAAAAGAATTACTGCTTTTATAGATGTATCTAAACAGTTCTTAATTCAGGATTCTAATTCTGCTGAAGAAATGTTGAAAAGAGATATTGTAAATGCTTTAGCTGAAAAACTAGAAAAAACTATTCTAGGTAAAGAAGCAGGATCAACTACTCAACCTGCTGGAATATTTGCTACTGCTCCTGCTATTAATGGTGTACCAACTTACAAAGATATTGTAGATATGGAAACAGCTTTAGAAAATGCTAACATAACTGGGGATAAAGTATTTATTGTAAACCCATCTGCTAAAGGAGTTTTTAAAACAACTGAAAAATCTGCAGGAACTGCTAAATATTTGATGGAAGGTAATGAAATGGATGGTTATAAAGTATTAACTTCTGCATCTGTTGCTAAAACTTTACAGGTTGGAGCTGATGAAGCTGGTGTAGTATTTGGTAGCTTTAATGACTATGTAATCGGTCAATGAGGTGGTATAGACCTTACAGTAGATCCATATACACAGGCAGCAAATGGTAAAGTAAGATTGGTTATCAATGCTTATTTTGATGCTAAACCTAGACGTGCAGCTTCTTTTGTTACTGCTTCTGTAAAATAGTATTAACCTTAACTAAAATAATAAGCTATGTATATAACACTAAGTGAAGCAAAGCAACATTTAATTATAGATAGTTCTTTTACTGCTGATGATGAGTATATACTGGCTTTAATTGATGTAGCAGAAGATGCAGTAAGTAAAAATATAAATATTGCATTAGAAAACTTATCAGTAGGTGGTGAAATTCCACCTGCTGTTAAAGCTGCTATATTATTATTAGTTGGTAACTTATATGCAAATAGAGAACCCGTTTCTTATGCTTCTGTAAATAAAGTTCCTTATACTTTTGACTACCTAATATCTCTATATAAAAACTATTCAATATTCTAATTATATGGGATTAAGAGCAGGAACATTAACAGAACCTATTATAATTCAGCAACAAACCACTATTAAAGGTGAATTTGGAGATGAATTAAAAAGCTGGACTAATTATATATCTACTAGGTGTGAAGTAAAATCTCATTCAGGTAATAGACAAACTGAAAATATGGAAATTGTAAATACTTACAATATCACTTTTACAGTTAGAAATTATCATAGCATAGACGAATCAATGAGAATTATCTGGAAAGGCAAACCCTACAGAATACTATCAATTCTTCCAGATAAATATAAACAATCAACTGATATTATAGGAGAACTGATAAATGAATAACGGCACTACAGTAGATGCTAAACAGGTGCTTTTAATGTTTGCAGAATTAGATTCCAGACAGCAGAAGAAAGCTCATAAAATGGCATTAAGAAAAGCTACTGGTATATTGGTAAATGAAGCTAAAAGAAATTTTAGATCAGTTGTTAAGAAGCCTAATTCTAGAAATAGATGAAATGGAAGATCTTTTATATCTGGTATTAAATCTTCAATCAATAAAGAAGTTACAGAAGGTAAAGTTCATATTATGGGGGATTTTAGGTTGAAGTTTTTTGAGATGGGAACTAATAAGCGATTTAAGAAGAATAAACAGAAATCCAGTACTGGTAATATTAATGCTCATTACTTCTTCAAAAGAGCCAGAGAAGCTAAAGAAAACACTATATCAGAAGAATTAAACAATATTATAACCCAATCAATACTTAGAGTAAATGCAAAGTTTAGAAATAGGTAAAGTAATTTATGCTGTATTAAGTACTGATTCCAGATTAACAACTTTAGTAGGAAATAAGATATTCCCTGTAATAGTGGATAATGGTACTACTTACCCTTTTATTGTGTATAGAAGAAGTAATGTAACAGCAAGCTATACTAAAGACTTTCATTTAAGTGATGAAGTATCATTAGACATAAATAGTGTTTCACAAACTTATGAAGAAGGATTAAAAATAGCTGGAATAGTAAGAGATATATTAGAAGATAAGAGATTTACAGATAAAGGAATACAAAGCATTAATTTAGAATCTGCTGATGAAGATTGAATAGATGATGCTTATATCCAAACATTAAGTTTTACAATTAAAATAACCAAATAACAACTATGGCAAACGTAATAAACGGTAGTGATTTAATGCTATTTATGAAGGTTGGAGAATTATATCAATCTATAGCATTCGCAACTTCAACAAAACTATCTATGAGCACAGAAACAGTAGAAACATCTTCTAAAGATTCTGGTGGTAAATGAGTAAATAAGGCAGCTAGGAAATTGAGCTGGAATATGAGCACAGATAATCTATTCTCATTAGATGGAGAAGGACAAAATTTTGATGATCTATTTGCTCTTTGAACAGGTAGAACAGAAATTGAAGTAGTATTTAACTTAGAAACTGGATATGCTGCTAAAGCAGATATAGTTCCTACTGGTGGATGGACTCCTTTAACTTCAGGACAATATAAAGGAAAAGTAATTATTACTTCTTTAGAAGTTAATGCACCTAATGGAGATAATGCAACCTTTACAGCCTCTTTTGAAGGTACTGGAGCTTTAACCAAAACAGTATAATATCAAATCAAAAGCCTTTATACCTTTAGCTATAGAGGTGTAGAGGCTTTTCAATTTTAAAACTATGGAAATAACAATCAAAGAACAAACTTATAAAGTAAAATACAGTATCAGATCATTATTCATTTTTGAGAAGCTTACAGGCAAAACCTTTACTTTAGAAACTCTTATTGATCAGTATATCTTTTTCTATTCTATGATACTGGCAAATAATTCAGAAACTACATTAACCTTTGATCAGTTTATTGATGAATGTGATGAAGATCCCACTCTAGTAATAGACTTTCAAAAGTATATAAATGAAGTGTTTACTCAACAGGCACAACTAAATAAAACCAGTGAAGGAGATTCAAAAAAAAAGTAATAGCTATATCTGAACTCTATAGCGTTATAGTAGTGGAATGTGGTATTAATCCAGATTACTTTTTAGATAGAATGCAATGATATGAAGTTGATAGCTGTTTAGAAGGCTTAAGGAATAAAGAAAAAACTGGCTGGGAACAAACTCGATTCCTGGGATTTATAACAGCACAAACTCAATCTACAAAACAACTAAAACCTACAGATATTCTTTCATTTGATTGGGATAATGTTAGTAAAGAAACCACTGTTACAAATGAAGATAGAGAGAGATTAAAAGAGAAAGCAATACAAACCTTAAATAAATTATAATATGGCTGATTTACTTACGAGATTGCTGTTAAATACACAGCAATTTGATCAGAATCTGGGAACTTCCAGTAAACAGATACAGGGATTCCAACAAAAGATAAATACTTTTTCTTCTGGAGCTATAGGAGCTTTTTCTAAACTGGCTGGTGGTGTTGGGTTAGCTATTGGGAGTATGGAAGCTTTTAATATGGCTATTGGAAGTACTCAAACTACTGGAGATGCTTTTGCTATTACTGTTGGGACTGCTAAAGATTCTATAGATGTATTTTTTAGATCACTAGTTTCTGGTGATTGAACTCCCTTTCAAAATGGAATAGCTGCTACTTATGCAAACTTAAAAGAGTTTCAAATGCTATTAGATGAGCTGGATGATAAGAAACTATCATTAGGATATATAAAGGCTGAAGATACACGTGATTTAGCCAGATTTGAAGAAATAGCAAAAGATTCAACTAGAAGTTATGAAGATAGAATTAATGCAGTTCAGAACTATGAAGGAGTTGTTAACCATCTAAACAAAAGAACACAGGAAACAATTAACCTAGAGATGAAAGCATTAAATACCCATTATGCTGCAAAATCAGGGTTAAAGATTGGAGATTCAGATTTAAAGTACTTTGTAAAAAACACAAACTTTTCTGGAGAACTTACTTCACAATCTTCAGCAAAATATAAAGAATATATTAAGTTACAGAATGAAGCTGCTTCTCTAGAAAAAGCTGCTGTATATGATGCTAAACAAAACGGTTATAATCCGTCAAAAGGTGCTCAAAAGGAATACGCTGATAAATTAAAGGTTCTGGGAATATATAAACAAGAAAACGATTTTCTTATTAAACAAGGATGGTTAGCTGAAGAAGGAGATGAAGGAAGAAAAAGTACTTTTAATACTTTAATTCAACAATTACAGGTTGAAGAAGAAATTTACAGACAACAAATAAAAGCTGATAAAATAAGGAAAACAGTTACTAAAGGTGATCCAGATGATATATTACTAAAATCCAGTAAAGGATCAAAAACAAATAAAGCTACTGTAGTTAATTCTTTATCTGGTTCAATTGCTTATGATCAAAAAGCTTTAGCAGAATTAAAGAAGAAATTTGAAAATGAAACAAATGAAGGTGTAAGAGCTGGATTAAGAAAAGCAATTGAATTAGAAGAAATAAAGCTGAAAATTAAAATTGATGGTTCTAATTTGGAAGAAATTAAATCTAAAGGATTTAACTCAACTGGTAAAAGTATCAAAGGTGATTTAGCTTCTGGAGCAATTAAAGTCAAAGGTGTTGATTCTTCTGTAATAGAATCAAATTATACTTATGCAGATTCATTAAGTACGGTTGCAACTCAACTAAATACTATTTCAAATTTAACTGGTGAAGGTGCTGCTGCTTGGGTTAATTGAGCTTCTACAGTAATGACTTCAATAGCTACAGCAATACCAATGATTGCAGCTTTAACCACTGCTAAAAATGCAGAAGCTACAGCTAATGCAAATGCAGCTACTACTGGTGCTGCTAGTTCAGTAGCTTCAATTCCTATCTTAGGACCTATTATGGCGGTTGCTGCTGTAGGTAGTATTATAGCTGCTTTTGCTTCAATTCCTAAATTTGCTACAGGTGGTATTATTGGCGGTTCTTCTTTTGTGGGCGATAATATGATAGCTAGAGTAAATTCTGGCGAAATGATTTTAAACGGAACTCAACAAAGAAACCTGTTTAATTTATTAGATGGTAAAGGTGGTTCAAATGGTTCTTCTGCATCTGTTGAATTTAAAATATCTGGTAAAGATTTAGTAGGAACTCTTAACAATCAAATGAGTAAAACAAACAAATACAAATAATATGTATAACCTTAAATATACTATTCCATTTATTGATATAGATGGAAACAATTATACTATACAAATATTAGAAGAAGGTGGAGTTAATTCCCCTGTAGAGCTTACAGGGGGAAATCCAGCTTTTACTGTAGATGTGAATGATGAAGATTTTTTATATACTCCTACCAGATTTTCAGGTGCAACACTCAAAGTAGTTGGTAGCGATTACCTGCAAACGCTTTTTAGTACGGATTACCAGAAGTTCAAAGTAAATCTGGTAAAAGCTTCAACCATTATATGAACTGGCTTTATAACCCCTGAAATGTACTCACAGGACTATGATAATAGTTTATTTGAATTGGATATAGAATGTATTTCCGCTTTATCTACTTTGGAATATATTGACTTTAAAAGTGAAGCTGTAACAATTAGTTTACTGGATTTAATTAAGAAGTGTATTACTGAAAGTAATGGAAGTTATTCAGGTATTTATATTCCTAATGTTTATTCTGAACCTTTATCTGGCTTAACTATTAGCTGTGGAAACTTCATAGATGAAGATGGTAAAGCAGAGAATTTGAAAACCTGTTTAGAAGAAGTATGCAAGTTCTTAAATTGGACTGTATTTGAATATAATGGTAATGTTTACTTTATTGATGTAGACTATATCAAAGCTGGAAAAACGGCTTATACTAAATATGATTTAGCTTTTACAGCAACATCTGTAACCCTATCAAATTCTATAGCTATTCAGAATATAACATCTAAAGGAAATCAAAACAAACTATCTATTTTAGGTGGATTTAATAAAAGTGTAGTTATAGCCTCAGACTATGAAATAGATAACGATGTACTTTATCCAGAATTAGATGCAGATGATTTAGAACGAAAATCAACTAAACTTCTTGAAAACACTATAGATGATAAAACATACTCTTACATTAAATATTATTTTGATTCAGCTAAATTTGATTTAAAATTATATCAAAAATCTGGTACTTCTTTTATTCCTGCTGTGTATGATTCAGAGGCAAATAATAGAGCTGGAGCAATATTAGTTAAAAGAACATCATACGAAACTAATAATAAGCCAAATAAATTGAATTATGAGGATGTAATACAAATTAAGCTTTATGATTTGGAAGACACTTCTTTACTACTAGATAACAATGACTTTACAAATTTGGAAGTAATTAAAGTTCGTGAAAAAAATGTGACTGCAATCTATGATAAAGATATTAAGTTAGCTATTAATTTTAAAGTTCAATTTTTTGATAAAGATGATGGATTTGTTAAATATACAAGTACAAACAAAGATGATGTTATTGAACACGAAATTGAAAAGCTTAACTTTCTTATTCCTATTCAATTACGCATTGGAAATATGTATTATAATGGTGCAAATTGGCAAACAACACCTACTTTTTTTCGTGTTCAAACCGACATTGATTTTAATAAACATTTTACTTTTGATTGGTTTAACTGTAAGAATACCAATGACTTTACTTTGGGTGTTAACGACCTTGAAGGTCATATAATTGGTTTTGATTCTGCTATTGTTGGTGATCTTGAAATGATTCTTTATACTCCTGTGAATTTAGATACAAGATATAATCATAGATATATATTCTTTAAAGATATTTCTATTGATTCACAACGAGTAAACTATAAACTTAATCAGGAAAAAACAGATACAAAATATGAAAACATAGTTAACGAATCTTATATAAATGATTTAGATGATATTACATTCAAAATAACATCCAAAAATGATGGTAATTTATCTTTAAGTAAGGTTATCTATTCTAATAATTTATTGGATAAGCTGACAAGCAATATAGATTTAACTCAACATAAGCCAGAAGAATATCTTATTAATAGAGTTGTTAATCAATACTCACAGCCAAAGATTAAGTTAACACAAATAATCAAACCAGATGTATTACCTTATTCAATTATTACAGATAGCTATTTATCTGGGAAAAGTTTCATTTTTACTGGTGGAAGTATAGATTATGAAGATAATAGTATAGAGTGTAATATGATAGAAATTAAATAACTATGGAAATAAAGAAAAACAGAATCATAGCTACTCCTAGAAGTAAGTATATAAAATATCTATCTGAAGGCTCTAAAAGTTCTGGTAATAGTAATACTAATGTTGCATCTTCTGTTTTGGTCTATAATGGTCTGGATTCAACAAGTTTAGTAAATGCTTTATCTGCTAATATGGGTAAATATCTGCAAGACAATAAAGCAGATAAAACAGAATTACATACACATACAAACTTTAATTACTTAGATCTAATAAATCAGAATCTATCTACTACAGCCAATCCTATATTTAATGGTCTTAATTTGACTTCTTATATACATTCTCCAGAATTTATATCAGGCTTTACAGGGAAAGGTTGAAAGATAGAGCAAACATATAATTCAGATCTTACTTATAAGTAAGCATCCGGTGAACCCCGTATTGTTTTAAACAAAAAAGAAGTTTTGTTAAAGGGTGTCTCTAACAAAACTCCAAAACATTCAGAGACCTCTAATAGAGGGTATCATTTTTCTATTTCCAAGAATTTAGAGTTGTTTTTCCAATTGTTGGGAAGCAGCTTAGCTAAATCTTTGCTGTAGTCGTGGTCGTAGTTGTGTATATTGTCAAATACA